TAGTCATGCAATGACGCTCTGCCCCGTCGCCTGCTCGGTGCTTGTCGAATGCCGCCGTGCTTTTGAAATACTTCGAGCACGCGGCGCACTGGCATTTGTTGCCGGTCAGTTTCACGCCGTCCCCTCCCTATCGGTCGTGCGCGTCTCTGTGTCGGGGTCGTGACCGATGGGGATGAGGTGGTGTTTTGGGTGGAATCGTTGCCGGCCGTCAGCAAAGCGAATCTCATGATCGCAGCCGTATTCCATCTTGCCTGTTATCGCGTTTTGCGCCGGCCGACGCGGATCGTCATAGCCAACCACCACACACTCTTCCCACGGCACATACCTAGAAATCCGAATGCACCTCGTCCCTATCGGAATCATGCGCGCCTCCTCACCAAGTCTTTAAGCTGCGTCACGTTCGCTCTCGCCGTTTCCTTACTGCTCACGGGGGCGGGTAACTGCGGCACGTTCTGGTACATGGCCTCGTTTTCCCGCTTCTTCGGTTTGCACAGCGCGACGAATTCGGGAAGGCTCGGCGGCCACGCTTCGCCCGATTCAAGGCACGCCATAACGCCGCGCTTCAGTTCGTCACGAGACAACACGGAAAGGCGCCTCGACCACGTTTCCGCTGGCTTCGTGCCGTAACTGCTCGTCCACTTGTGGCCGTAAATCTCCGTCATCCGACCCCAAAGGAAATCCATCAGCGTCGAGGTTGCAGGCTTCTCGGACCCGCTCGACTGCGGACGTTGGTTTTGCAGGGCCTTGCCTGCTATGTCCCCGGCTTTCTGCATACTCCACCGCCTTTCGAATCCAGTTGCGCCATGTGGCGTTCCAATCGGCCTTAACGCCCTTTTGCCCAGGTTGGGCGGCCCAGTAGTCCCGGAACTTGGGCAACTCTTGGACTTCCAGCGGAGGCGGCTTGTGCTGCATGTCCGGCCCCGACCAGTTTTCCGGCACCCAGTCAGCAGGGAGGCGTGAACCGCGCCCAACTACCGAACGCAGTGAGGTAGTTATATGGCTATGGCTATGACTTAGCTTTTCGTTGGGTTCCGTTTCGCTTTCGTTTTCAAAACCCAGTGGGTTTTTTTTGGGTTTCCTTGGGCGCCCCCCGAGCTTCCCGTTTTCGCGATTGCGTTGGGTTGTTCTGTCGGCCTTCAGAAACTCCTTGTCCGCCCTCGCATGCGTTAGCCCTTCGTCGGTGCACACCCAAAAACGAGCGTCCACGGCGTCCACGGCGTCCCGCTCCTGCTTCGTCTCGGCACGCAGGAGACGGTACAGTTCACGGCCCGAAGGCAGCGGCCTTTCAGTCGCGTAGTAGTGCTGAAGCATGAGCAGGTAGGCGCCGTGCTCAGCCAGCGACAGCGCGGCCGTATCGCGCAGGTAGTCGCCTATGTAGAGTTTGAAATAGATCACATTACGCCGCGAACAGATCGCCGGTCTGCTTCGTGGCGCCGTCGATGTTCGCCTTCGCCTGCCGGTAGTAGCTTTCCTTCAGCTCTACCCCGACAAACCGGCGCCCCATCTGTACGCTGACGTAACCTTCGGAGCCGATGCCCGCAAACGGGGACAGCACGATCTCGCCGGGGTTGGTCCACAGGTCAATACCGCGCCGGATAACCTCGAGTTGCAGCGGGCAGATGTGGCGCTCGTCGTCGTGCTCTCGGGCGCTCATGTACTGCAAGGTGTCGTTGGGGTCTATGTCCATCCAGATGGGCGAGGCGATGCGCTGCCACTTCTCGACGGGATAGTCCTTGGGATCGTGCTTGACGCGCTCCACAACGTCGCCAGGGGCGCGCATGGTCACGAGGTAGTCGGGGATGCCCTGCCGGCTCATGCTGGCGTTCTCACGCACCGTCTTGTGCAGAAGCCCCAACGCCTTAGTGCGCTGCATGGCGGTCACGGGGTCTTTCCAGATCACGACCTCGGAATGGAAGATGAATCCGCGAGACTGGAACAGCCGGATCAGGTCTCCCCGGAAGTCCTCAAGCCCGATATATCCGTGCTTGACCTTGCTCGTCGGAAGCAGCATGCAATGGAAAGACACATCGCGACCGGGCTGCATGACGCGGGCCAGCTCATCGGCCAGAAAGCCGAAATGCTCATAGAAATCCGACGCATTGCGGCAATTCCCCATGTCTCGCGGGCTGTTGCTGTACGTGTACAGGCTGATGAACGGCGGGGAAAAAATGCTGTAATGCACGGACTTGTCCGGCAACCCCTTGATAACCTCGACGCAATCGCCGTTGTACAGGCTCCAGTCGTCTCCGTGTGCTTGGTCTATGCAGTGCATGATGCCTCCCGCAAGAATGCCGGCACGCGGATCGCGGTGTCGGCTTTGTATTGATTGGTTTCCCTCAATGAGCCCAGCACGGCTTTCCGCACTGCGGCCAGTGTCTCCGCAGACAGCGCCGACGCCATCGCTTTTGCGTCCGACTCCTTGCGCTTCAGGTTCGCCAGGATTGTGGCTTCTGCCTCACTGACGTACAGATGGGCAGTAACTTCTTTGCGCTGCCCGAAGCGCCAGCAGCGACGGACGGCTTGGTAATACGACTCCCAACTATCCGACACGCCGACAAAGGCGATATTGGCGCAGTGCTGCCAGTTCAGGCCCCATCCGCAGATCGAAGGCTTGGAAATCAATACGCGGGCGCGGCCTTCGGCGAAATCGCGCAGCCTTGCCTCTTTCGTTTCGGCGGGGTCAGCGCCGGCCACTTGTACTGCCCCGTCGATAGCGCGATGCAGCGCATCGCCCTCGGCATTCAGCTCGCACCACACGACCCACGGGCCGGGGGTGGAATTGACCAGATCGGCGCATTCCTTAACGCGACCGTCCATGCTGCCCTTTCTGGCGGATCGCCTCTCAGAAAGGGTCATGGCGCCGCCCGCGAACAACTGCCCAATCACGGGCTCGGACGCGATGATGTGCTCGACGGTATGCAGTGGGGGCAGGTCATAGGCCGATGCGTCATGCCCCAGGTCTGCGGGGCTTCGGACCATCGCGCCCCACGACGCCACCCATCGCCAAAACTCATTTCTTGCATGCCCCTTGATGCGCCAAACCTGAGTCTCGCCTCCGTCATGGACAAAATACTCGGCGAGCATTTCAGCCTGCGTCCGAATGCCTAAGAATTGCGCATGCGTGCCGAGCTCCACCCAGTCATTCGGGGCCGGGGTCGCCGTTGCGCATAGTTTGTATGCAGTGCCCCGGAAGGCATCCATCAAAACGCCTAGCGTCTTGCTGGTGTGGTGCTTGATGATGCTCGATTCATCCAGCACGACGCCGACGAACTGCGATGAGTCAATGAGGTGCAGCCGGTCGTAATTGATGACGTTCACGCCGTCTTTCGCGTCGTCCATTGATCGGCAGTGAGTAACGGTCACGCCGATTGACTCGCCCTCCAATACGGTCTGCTCCGCCACCGCGAGCGGGCATAGAATCAAGACCATGCCGGCATTTCTGCGGGCGATTGTGTCGGCCCACGCCAGTTGCATGCGCGTCTTGCCGAGTCCGGTGTCAGCGAATATCGCCGCCCGCCCCTTCCTAAGCGCCCACGAAGCCAGATCGCCTTGATGCGGCATCAGTTGATAAGCCGCGTCGAATTCGGATCGATCCACTTCAATGCCTTCTGTCGACGTGTGCGCTAGTTTGCGCGCTACGAAATCCCCGTATGTCATTGTTATGTCCAGACTTGATCGCTGATAATTCGGCTGATGGTGTTCTGCCGAACGCCATACTTCGCGGCCAATTCGGCCTGCTTAGCCTCCCTCGCAAAATAGGCGCGACGGATTTCTTGGGCTTTCGCCCGCGTCATGTGGCGGTAGTGGCTTTTGGGCCTCACAGTAGCACCCACACAATCAACCCCCACAATGCCAGCCCGCCCGCAATCGCGAGGGGCAGCGCTTGGAAAAGACCGAAATCGTCACCGGCAGGGGTGGGGAGGTCTTCACGGCTGGCCGTTAATGTGACAACTTCGGTTGCCGCTAATCGTTGCGGCTCAATGTTCTGTGTGTGCTGGCGCACAGACTGGCGTTTGATCATGCCACTTGCTCCCGCTGCAACCTTTCGGCTTCCATCAGCGTTTCCGCTACCAGCTTGATTTTGCGCTTCTTTGCGGCACTCAAGACGGCGGGCCAGTGGGCGGACGGGATGCCCCGCTCGCGGCGCCACTTGGAAGCCAGGTCAATAGTCACCCCAACATCGCGGCTAAATTCCGCCGTGCTGGGCCACATCAGGATAATTTGTGCGAATGTCATGGGCTACAGCATAGCCCCCATGTCTACCGATAGCAAGCATGCACGCGACATTTATTTTCAGAAATATAGACGAAGGGACTAGACAGCGGTAGCCGTGTCGTCTATTATCTCCCCACACACAACACACCAGCCCGATGTCCGGGCTAACGCAAAGCCCGATGGGGCTGGGAGAGATGGGATGAGCCTACCGCCGATTTTCTTTGAGCTTCAGCGCGCCATTGCGGCTGCGCGGTCCCGGACGGGAGATGCCGCGCTTAGTGTTGGCGCCGAATCCGGCATGTCCCGCGTGGTGCGCGTCGTCAAGATTGAAGGCAAAAGCACACCCCGCATAGACGACCTGAGCGGCCTGATTTCGCATCAGGACGCCATTGCGTTCCTGAACGAGCTTGGCGCTTGAGGCCGCATGCGTGTCGGCTCCCTCTTCGCAGGAATTGGCGGATTTGACCTCGGACTCGAACGCGCCGGCATGTCCGTCGCGTGGCAGTCCGAGATTGACCCCTACGCGAGCGCCGTCCTCCGCAAGCACTGGCCTGATGTCCCCAACCTCGGAGACATCCGAAACATCCGAAACCCGCCAACTGTCGATGTTCTCTGCGGCGGATTCCCCTGCCAAGACATCAGCGTCGCGGGGAAGGGCGCCGGCATTGAAGGCGAGCGGTCAGGGCTATGGCGAGAGTACGCCCGAATTATTGGCGAAGTACGACCACGCTTCGTCGTCGTGGAAAACGTCGCAGCTTTGCTTGGGCGGGGACTTGGCCGAGTTCTCGGAGACTTGGCCGCGCTCGGGTATGACGCGGAATGGCATTGCATACCGGCTACCGCCGTTGGCGCTCACCACGAACGGGACCGCCTCTGGATTATTGCCCACGCTGACCCTATGCGGGAACTACAACCGGAAAGGGGCGAGCAAGACGAGCGGGGACGGAATCATAACGGCCCTCAAGTTGCCGCCGACCCTGACGGCTCGAGACTTCAAGAGCGATTCCTGCACCCCGGAATATCGCGCCAAGCGGGATGCGATGACGATGGGAAAGACCCTGCCCTGGACCCTTGGCGGACTGCTGAACCCGCGCTGGTGCGAGGTGTTCATGGGATACCCAATCGGGTGGACCGAATTAGATGCCTCGGAAATGCCATCGTCCCGCAAATCGCGGAAATCATCGGCCGCGCAATCGTCGCCGCCGAACTAACCCCAACGAACACCGGAGAGAGTCGATGACCAACTGTATTACCTGCGCCCTGCCGTTTTCGTTCCGCTGGACTGACAGCCACGGCGTCGGCGTGTGCTCTCAGTGCGGCACGCCCTATGCGATTTACCAGTACGACGAAAACGAGCAGCGCATTGACGCGCCGCCTGCGTGCTGCCTGCTCGAAGAGGGGCGGGAAATCGCCAAGCGGTATTGGGCGGAGGTTCGTGATTGGGTGTTTCCCGCCGCATTCGACATGGGGTTTATCGGCAACCGCAGTTCCACGTACTCCGGCGCCACGCGGGAACAGATTGAGAAGTTCCACGACTGGCTCGACGCGCAGAAAGACGCGCCCGCCGCCTTTTCTGACGTGGAGGCCGCATAAATGAACTACATCAGCGAAATCCAATCCGCCGCCGAGGGCTATGACTGCCCTTGGTCGGACCTGCCCGAAGGTGTCCGGCAGATGTTGATGGCCGAATACCTCCGCGCCCAGCCGTACCTCGAACCGCTGAACGCTGTACCGCAGCGGACGATGGACTACCTGTTCAGGGAGCAGTTGGCCGACGCCATCCGCCACAAGCGGCGAGGGAAAGCCCCTGAGGCTTACTTGGCGGCCGTGCAGGGCTTCATTGAGCAACTGCTGAGCCTGCTCATGGCCGAGTGCGAACGTCGCGCAGAAGACGACTACGACGCCGAGTTTCTTCAGGAGTCCACCACGCTTATCCGTGCGCGCGCTGCCGATGTCGCTGCCGAATCTCGGGCGCGGCTGGTGGATATGCAGGGATGAGCGGGCTTATTCG